ATCAATGAATAAATCTAAAAAACGTAGTTGGAAAGCGTATAACGGGCAAGGAAAATAGAAATATGGCCGTAAGAACGGGAGATTTTTTAACAACTGGTCATGGATGTACGTCAATTACTACTTTGGCGACTTCTTTAATTAGAACAGTTAGAGCAAACGGCATTTTAGGTGCTGTAAGAGGCACTCCTGTGTCACCTCATACTATTCCAAACGGTGACGACCCGCCAAAATGTGTTCCTCACTCAGCAGTTTTAAATCAAGGTTCACCAAATGTTTTGATAGGAGGTATACCTTGGGGACGTGTAGGTGATAGTGCTGATTTTGGTGCAATGATTTCAGGATCCTTAAACGTTTTAGTAAACGGCAGATAATACATATAAATATTGTTATGGCCTACTCTAACTATGACGCAACAACAACAAACAAAAGTAAACGTTCAAATCGAATCTATAGTGATTTAAATTTAAGTTTTACTAAAAATCCTGCAACTAAAGATGTTGCAAAAGTTTTTGATATACAGGCAATAAAAAGAGCTGTTAAAAATATAATATTAACAAACAAATATGAAAGGCCTTTTAATTCAGACTTTGGATGTAATTTAAGAGGTTTCTTATTTGAAAATATAACTGAACCATTATTAGTTATTATCAAGGATAGAGTTGCTATGGCAATTGAAAAATATGAACCAAGAGTTTCAGTAGAAGATGTTGTGGTTCAGACTGACGAAGAAAACAATGGATTAAATATTATGGTTTCGTTTTTAATAAACGGAACAGAAGCACCAGTTTCAGTATCAACATTTTTACAAAGAGTAAGATAAAATGAGTTCACACAGATTAGACATATCAGAATTAGATTTTGAAAATATAAAAGGTTCACTTAAAAGATTTTTATCAAATCAAAATGAATTTAAAGATTACGATTTTGAAGGAAGTTCACTAGCAATTTTATTAGACTTACTTGCTTACAATACACACTACTTGGCTTATAATGCTAACTTTGTTGCCAACGAAATGTTTTTAGATACAGCACAGTTAAGATCAAGTGTTGCATCATTAGCTAAATTAGTAGGTTACACTCCCAATTCAGCTAGAGCACCAATCGCTGATTTGAAATTAGTTATTAACGATGGTACAGGATCATCAATAACAATTCCAGCAGGTACAAAATTTACATCATCAATAGATGATCTTACCTATTCGTTTGTTACAGTTGCCGATAAAACAGTTCAACCTATTGATGGAGTTTATACTGCACAAAGTTTAAATGTTTATGAAGGAACATATGTGAGCTATAATTATACTTATGATGAACAAGACATTGATCAAAGATTTTTAATATCAAGCGATAGAGTTGACACAACTACAATTAAAGTTGTGATACAAAATAGTGCTTCAGATGTTACCACAAATGTTTATACAAAAGCAACCTCAATTACAGAATTGGATGGCACATCAAAAGTTTTCTTTTTACAAGAAGCAGAGGATGGTCAATACGAAATTTATTTCGGTGATGGTGTAATTGGTAAAAAATTAGATGATGGAAACATTATAAATGTAAGTTATGTTGTAACTAATAAAACAGAAGCAAATGGCGCTACAGCATTTACCCTTGCAGGTTCAATTTCAGGATTTACAGATATTACCGTTACAGTAAATTCATCAGCACAAGGAGGTGCTGAACCAGAGTCATTACAAAGTATAAAGAAGAACACTCCCGATTTTTATTCATCACAAGATAGAGCTGTAACGATAGAAGATTATAAATCAAAAGTAAAACAACTCTATGCAAATACACAAGCAGTTTCTGCTTGGGGTGGTGAAAATGCTGAAACACCTTTTTATGGAAGAGTTTATATTTCTATTTTACCAACAAGTGGATCTAATCTTACTGAATCAACAAAGGCAAAAATAATAACAGACTTAAAAAAATATTCTGTTGCTTCTGTTACACCAGTTATTATAGATCCAGAAATCACAAATGTACTTTTAACTTCAACGGTAAAATTTGATGAGAAGTCAACAACAAAAGTGGCTGACACAATCAAGTCAGATGTTATTACAACAATAACAAATTACAATTCAAACACATTACAAAAGTTTGATACAATGTTTAGACATTCAAAACTTACAGGATTAATTGATGATACCGATGAAAGTATTTTATCAAATATAACAACAGTACGATTGAGAAAATCTTTTGTTCCAACAATTGGAAGTTCTACAAAATATACAATTAACTTTGCAAATTCATTATACAATCCACATTCTGGTCACAATTCTGCTTCAGGAGGTATATTATCATCAACTGGATTTAAAGTAGACGGTGATGCTACAAATGTTTGGTTTTTAGATGACGATGGTCAAGGCAACGTTAGAAGATATAGAATGGATGGTTCTGTAAGATCATATGCAAATAGCACACAAGGTACAATTAATTACTTAACAGGTTTAGTTGAAGTTAATTCTTTAAATGTTTCAAATATAGAAAATATAAGAGGTGCAGCTTCAACAGTTATCGAAGTAACAGTAAAACCAAATTCAAATGATTTAGTTCCAATACGAAATCAAATATTAGAGATAGATGTTGCAAATAGTTCAGTCACAGTGGAGGCTGATACGTTAGTAGGAGGCTCAGCAAACGCTGGTATTGGATATACCACGACTAGCAGTTATTAAATGAAATGGCCGACTTTAAAGATAAAATATCAAATCTTCTAAATTCACAAGTACCTGATTTTGTACTTGAAGATCATCCATTATTTTTAGATTTTGTAAAAGCATATTATCAACTTTTAGAATCAGCAGAAATTACTTTAACAAACATTGGTGATCCAGATCATCTTCAATTAGATAGTGCCACTGGTGCAACAAACTTTATATTGTTAGATGGTACAAATGTAAACAAAGATGATTCTACAGATAGAATACTTTTAGAAGATACATCATTTGGTGATTTTGTAAACGGTGAATTAATTACAGGTGCTACATCAGGTGCTACCGCAACAGTATTAGTAGAAGATGTAGATGCAGGTTCTCGTTTATTTGTTACACATCAAAATAAATTTATAGAAGGTGAGTTAATTACAGGTTCATCTTCAGGTGCTCAGGCAAACATTGGTAAGTATAGAGCTAATCCAGTTCAAAACATACAACAACTTTTAGATTACGCTGATGTGGATAAAACTATATCAGGATTTTTAACTAAATTTAGAAATTCATTTTTAACTTCTATACCTGATTCATTGGATGGTGATGTTAATAAAAGAAATCTAATTAAAAATATTAAATCACTTTATCAAGCAAAAGGTACAAAACGTGCAAGTGAAATATTTTTTAAATTATTATTTAATGAACAAGCAGAAATAAGATATCCAAAAGATAATATTTTAAGAGTATCTGATGGTAAATGGGATACAAAAAAAATATTACGTTGTTTAGAAATAGGAAGTTCAGATGCTACAAATCTTGTAGGGCAAACAATAACTCAAGCAAATAATCCAACAAGTTCATCTATCAACGAGGCTACAGCAGTGGTTGAAGACGTATTTAAATTTATTATTGGTGGTGTTACTGTTGTTGAATTAGTTTTGGGAGATACGTCTGTAAATGGTACTTTTATCGCTGGTCAAACAATTACAGGTGTTGATAACACAGACTCAAATGTAACTGTATCTGCTACTATCACAGGTATTATTGATAATAAAGTTATTACAAATGATGGTGCTTTATATAATGAGGGTGATGATATTGCACTTACAGCTGGTGGTACAGGTTCTTCATTAAAAATAGGACCCGTAGGTCCAGGTTCAATACAAGAAGTTGTAATTGATAATGGTGGTACAGGATACGAAATGGGTGATGTTGTTAACTTCAGTTCAGGTAATGCATCAGCAAAAGTTTCTGTTGTTAATGGCGGTGTTACATTAGAAGATGATAGTGGTCAATTAATTTTAGAAGGTGGAACAACTGTAAGTGATCCGTATCATGGAGACAAAGTAGTGCAAGAAAGTGGTACAGGTGTTGGAGATATTACAGATGTAAGAATGATTGATAATGGAAATGGATTTACTTCATTACCAACATTAACTGTAAGTTCAACTTCTGGTACTGGTGCAAAGGTTTTAGCATATGGTTCTGAAATAGGAAGAGCATTAACTATAAATGTAGTTGAAGCTGGATATAATTATCAAGTTTCTCCACTACCGACTGTAATCTTACCAACATATCTTTTAGTTTCAGACATAGTGGGTGCTTTTACTGTGGGTGAAAGTGTTTCAGGTTTAGGTTCAGATGGTTCTTCTACTATAACTGCAACAGTAGTTTCACTTAACACAAATACAAATGTTTTAAAATTATCTGATGCCTCAGGCACATTTGGTACAGATATAACAATTACAGGATCTGGTGGTGCTACAGCTACAATAAGAAGATTGCAACAAGGCACAGCTACAGTTGGTGTTTCAGCAACAATTACAACTGATGGTGCTTTTTTAAATGAAGATGGTTGGGTGTCTGAAGATACAATGAGAATACAAGATAGTTTGTTGTATCAGGACTACTCATACATTATTAGAGTTGGAAGATCAATCAATGAATGGAGAGATAGTTACATTAAAACACTTCACTCTGCTGGTTTTTATTTTCAAGGTGAAATTTCTGTAGAAACAAAATTAAATGCACAAGTAAGAAGAGTCACTGGTATAAATTCTGGTATTACAGAAATACTAAGATCAGTTCTATCTAAATTATATTCTACAATTGTTGGTCGTAGATTAGGAACTGAAACAGATGGTACCACATTAAGAGCAAATGCTAAATTGGGTGTGTCAGCTGATTTAAATGATGATACAATAACTCAATTTGATAAAACAACCAGAGATGTAACAATCAAAACACAACCTATACATATAGATTATGTAAGTAGAGTTAGAAGAAATTTATCCAACTCATCAGGTGACTTAGTAAATGTAAGACAAGGATTTGCATA